TCGGGCCAGCATGTCATAGACATACGGCGCAAAGTTTGCACTCAGCGTTGATTGTGAAGGGCTGATATCGGTGGTTACTGCGTCGGCCATGTCAAGCTCTCCGCTGAAGGTTGTGCATCAGTGCATAAAGCTTTCGGGCTCCGCCCTGATCTTGCACTGCGCGTTTGGGTACATATGCTTCGCCGTTTGAGAGCGCAGCAGGGGTTTGCCCACGAGGACTGTTGATCACCGCAGGGATGGAGTCACTTGTACCAGTGCCAGGGCCGCGAATCATACGAGCACCAGGAATAAGCTGACGAATACCATCAGCCCCGCCTGCTCCGTCTACTGCCTTTTTGGTCATGACGAAGCCACCATCTTCCATGGCCACAGGACCACCACCTGCATAAGCGTGCATCAGACCGCCTTCAGCGGCGTACTTTGCAATAGGGCCGTACTTACCTTGCACGATGGTGCGCTGCGGAATGATGCCAGGACCAGCGTATGCTTTACCTGTACCGCCACCGGTAGCTTTTTGACGATCAAGAGCAGAAAGTAATGCAACCAAGCCAGCCATACCGGCTTTGCTGCCGAGGAAATTACCAAGACCGCCAAGGAGCCCACTTGACCCAGTACCACTGCCAAACAAACCTGACAAGGCATTGGCAATGCTTTTATCCCCAAACAAATTAAGCGCTTTGTCGTAAGCACTTGTTTGTGCACCAGTCATTCCTTCGCCATACCCAGCATCGCCGTATAACGCAGCTCTATCAGCAGAAGAAGGGGTGTATCCAGAAGAAACGTCTGAGGGCTCTCCATAGCCAGCGCTTCCAAAAATGGCAGCTACGTCTTTTGATGTTGGTGTATACGTTGTGTCCGGCGTATATTGCCACGGAGCCGTATCTCCACCAACAAATTGCAGCGCGTCACCTATTCCGTAATCATCATCTGCCATGTTTAGGCTCCATAAATCTGGTTATACGCATCAAGAATGTCGCTGTAAGGCAGCGCACCAAAAGCAGATTTGGCAGCGATACGTGCCGCATTCTCACGTTCTTTTGTAGTTTCTGGCTGCTGACTGAGCATTGCACTAAGGGCAAAAAGGGCCATTGGGTCAAAGCTGGATTTTGCCGCAGTTGGCGTTGTCGTGGTAGTGGTTTTTGCGGGTGTCTCACCGCCACCTGTTTTGCTGCCGCCAGTTCCACCACCTGTACCCGCAGTTCCCGTATAAGGAACCCAGTTGCCGTCCGCATCAAACGTGCCTTCTTCACCCGTGTAGGTGCTCTTGACCGTTCCACGGTCGGTAACAACATAGTCTTCTTCTAAATTACCACCAAGGAACTGATCTGCTAGGTCGTTCGTACCTGCATTGAGAATCTTTCCAGTATCGCTGACGGTGTAATCAGGCTCAAGATTGCCAAGCCCCGCATATTCGCCCTGAAACTGCCCGGTATCAATCGCGTAATCCTTGAGCAGTTGGTCAATGTCGCCTGCGTCTTCTACGTTGGATTCAAGGAATTTGGATTGCTCGGACAGGCTGCTTGGTTTATTTGTGCCTTCGCCGGACAACTGACTGAGCAGCGTATCTAAATCAGAAGTATCTTCACTGGTGACAGATGCCCCGCCGGTGCTAATATCCTCAAGAAACTTGTCCAATTCTTCATCGGACAAAGCTTTGGTTTCTTCACCTTCTGCGCCAGTGGTCGTATCTTCCCCTACTTCACCGACTTCAGTACCTGTACTCGTACCTTCCGTACCAGTATCCAGCCCTAATTCTCGGGCCAAGTCTTCAGCAGTTTGTGTTTCTCCCGTATCCGCACTGGTAAGTCCAGCGTCAAGCAAATCCTGAACAGTCTGATCAGAAGTACCGGTAGTCAAATCTGCCCCGGACACGCCTGCGGCAGTATCAGCACCTTTGGTCAGCGCATCAATTGCAGCTTCTGTTCCTTCTCCATCCTCTTCGCTCTCAGTCTCTTCTTCCCCAGTATCTGTGCTTGGTGCAGGAGCCGGTGCTGGAGTCGGAGCAGGGCTAGGCGCGGCAGCGGCAGCAGGAGCCGGAGCAGGCGAAGGTGTGGGAGCAAAAGCAAGGTTGTTGATTAAGTCCGTAACCTCAGAAACGCCCTTGCGCTCATCGGCTTCACCCGCAGTCATAGCTCCAGGGCCACCAGTGAGTAGATCAACCGCGCTTGGCCCAAGAGTGGTCACTAACTTCATCACTGCATTAGGGTTACCCGATGCAGCAGCGTTAAGAAGCGCAGCAGTGTTTGCGGCTTTTGATGCGGTAGCCAATTCATCACTGCCAGTTATACCCGCTAGTGCGCCCAATTGTTGAAGCGGATCGCCGGAAGTAAGAGCGCTGACCTTTGAAGCCACATCTCCGGCGGTTTTGATCGCAGATACCGTTGAAGGATCGACTCCTGGCAGCGAACCAATACCACCAGCCAGCCCACTTAACGCGCCCAGCACGTTTCCTTCAGAGGCAGACTTTGCTCCGCTCATTAAAGCTTGGCCCGCAGCAAAACCGGGCAGCGTCAACGCAGGCAGGGCAAATAAAGCATTGGTTACAAGGTTTTCAATCCAATTGGTTTTGGGGATTTCAACTGTTCTGGTGGCGTAGTTGCCAACTTGTTTACCCGTCTTTGGGTCAAAAAATGCGCTGTACGTCGTGATGTGTTTGCCATCTTTTTCCGGCGCTTGCATCGTCCCATGCACCAGTCCAGACACATCCTTCAACCCATAAGAGGGATCAAGGGTTGCATTACCTTCTTTGTCGGTAGTGGTGAAGGGATTTGAAACAACTGGGGCACTTGGCGTGTACGATTCTCCAGTCTCTGGATTCACCACAACAGGATTTGCAACGCTACGCGCATACTCTTCGCTTGCCGTTTCTCTACCTGACTTGGTATCAAAATTCCAGATGCCGTAGATATCAGCGCCGCTTTGGGCTGGCTTGGCCCAACTAAACGCTTTAGGGTCTATCGATCCCTCGTAAGGTTTGTAGTTGGCAACATTCTCATATTGAGAAGCCAGATCAGGTGTGGAGACCCATTCAGTTTGGCTATACCCCTGACCGCCACCTTCGCCACCCATACCGCCGTAATCTACGGTTTTCCAGTATCCGTATTTGGTTGGCGTTGCTGGAGCTTGTGCAGCAGGCGTTGGAGCAGGTGCTTGGACTGGAGAAGGCGCAGGAGCAGAAGTAAAAGCGGGTAACCCCACCGTTGGATCAAACTCAGGTGCGATGTCCAAGCCAAACAGGTTTGCAGGAGAAGGGGCGGGCGTGTAAACAGGCGCAGCAACAGGAGCAGCAACAGGAGCCGGGGCAGCGACCAACGAACCAATACCGGTGTCAAACGCTTTTACTGTGGGTTGCTTAACAGGAGCAGAAACAAACGGCGATGGAGCAGGCGCAACCACAGGGGAACCCACCACGGAAGGGGACGGCGCAGGAGCAGAAAAAACGGGCGACGGAGCAGGCGAACTAGTCGGCGCAAAACCCAGAATGTCCATGAGCGACGCATCGTCCATGCCCCCCAGTTCGTCTTCAAAGTTGAATGCCATGATTTACGCCGTCAAGTCCCAGAAGGACAGTGAACCCACTGCGTCGCCAGTGGTCGCACCGGATACCGTTCTAATCTGTATGGTAATAATGTCGCTGACACCCGCCAAAGACATTCCAGGCTGAAAAGCCCAGTTGTATCCAGCAGGGTCTACCAAAGGCTGATTCCCGCCAGAGCCGGAGGATGAAACGTAGTCTGTCTGAACAATGGAGCCGCCCGTGATAGCGGTGGCGCTCACATCGTATTCCACATTTGAGTCCGTAGGTACAGAAGTCCATGCCGCACCGGTCAATGTCGCGTTTTTTACCAACGCCACTTCATAGTTCTGACTGGTGGTGGGAAGAACCTGAATGCGCCCAGGAACAATAACCGAGCCTCCTTTACCGGAAGCAAGGCGAATAGATACAAGCGGCTTGAATGTTGTATTGATGGTTGCAAGTGCTGTGGTGCGCCGTGCCACATGACCCACAGAGTACTGTTCGTACCCGCCTTCTGACACTACCGACGAACAGATTTGTTTAAATGTTGCGGCAATCGCGGAAGTAGACGTTATTTCATACCGTATCGGCAAAGTGGCCGTCGTCATGTACGTCGTGGTGATCTCATTGGCGTTGGTAAACGTGTGGCATACGATGTACTCACCATTGATGATGAACCCACAACGGACATTACCAACCCCGAGCCATTCAAAATCCATCCACAAAATCTGTGACTTTGACGAATCCAACGTGTAGCCAGAAGCTCCTGTACCGTCCAGTTTGTCGCCGTTCCAGTTTGCTTGCGTCACAGTACGCGCATCAGATACAGAGCCCGTGACGTAGGAACGCAAGACAAATGAGTATGTTCCGTCTACCCGCTGGAAGAACACACCATTTTCAGTGTTGAAGTATCCAACACGCTGCGTCAAATTTAAGCTTTGATTGCCATCCATGCAGAATGTGGCAAGCACCAATAACCCTTTACCCGGCTGGTATGGAAAAGAGCGGTACGTCTGACGAACAACAGACCCAACGCCAGCAGCAGTTACTTTGAGGTCAAGCGTAGATTCGTTGGTGTTGTAAGTCGTTGTCCCAGTGCCAGTGGTGGCAGTATCAAATTGTGGATCCGCAGCGTAGCGGTTCTGGCTGTCAAAGAGCGTGTATGGTTGGCTGACACGAAGGCGACCAAAAGCGTCCGTGTTGGTGCCGTTAATTGAGACCGGAACGGTGTCGCCTGAAGTGGTCACAATTTTTGCCAGAAGTTGGTCAAGTTGATTGAAGTACAGACGTAAGACATTGTTGAACTGCTGGAAGTAATTAACGTCATACTGCGGCGTCGGTTGTGGAAGTGCGGGGGCAACAAACCTCTTGACGATAGTGACAAGACTGGTGGTGATGGCCATACATTACACGCCCCAGTGCAAGCGCTCAAGTTCCTTACGTGCTGCGGCGGCTTCTTCCACAGTCAAACACAACTTAGAGTAATAAGACTTTTTGCCTACCGTTATCTTTGCAAGAAACTTTTTGCCTCGCATTGATACGCCAATGTAGCCTGTTTCGCTATTTGCACGTACCCTTACATTCCGGTTTTGCGTTTTTACCCCCGCCCATCGACAATTGTCTGGTTCGTAGTTACCGTAGGGATCAATACGATCAAGCGTTTCATCACCGTTTGGCTCACCCATGTCAGCAGCAAAGTTGGCGTATTCATGCCATCTGTCGCATACCGTAATGCCTTTTCCGCCGTAACGCAGGTAGTCTTTGTCTTGTTCTTTATAGCACCGCCGCATCATGGCTCGCCATGTGTTGTATGACGCATTTTTCCACCCGCCATGTTTGGTAATGCGTTCCTTTAGGTAACACCCACAGGACGTAGTATTTCCGCTGCTCAATGAACTGCTGTTTACTATAGTAGTGTTTCCACAATCACAGACGCACTCCCACAGTGGTTTTTTAAGCTGGTTTGTACCAACGCGGCCAACAGCAGTCAACCGCCCAAAACGCTGTCCAGTCCGATCGACAAAACGAGGCATAGCAGGGCTCCAAAGTGGAAACCCATATTGTATCGATATTACGTCAGACTGCAAGGTCATCTCCTCCCATCAGGTCTGATATCAATGCGGGGTGCGCCAAGTTGCCACGTCGTGTCCAACTGGTTGGAATAGATTTTGAACGCTAATTGACGACCCCGCACCCGAGTGTAAATCTGCCCAGTGAATTGCTCAATAGGCACGACCGCTGTTCTTGTCACTCCAGCGTAATTTTGTCCACCCTCGGAGGCTGGGCTGTTGTACCCCGAGCCGGAATTTGCCAGCCCGTACAAATACATCGTCACCGATGGGGACGTGGCAGTTGAGCCGTTAAAGGTCAGGTCTGGGATCATCCGCCAGACAAAACCAAAGTTGTGGCCGTCATCAATGTCAAATTCTGACGAAAGGATGTACGCCTCAATTGGGCTACTTGTGCCCCAGGTGTTGTCGTTCAGGCCCGACTCATGGTTGATCAGGTTGCCTGCCGAGGCTGACGAGTTGTAATACGCCGCCACCGGGTATGGGCGCAAACCGGAGTCAACCCACGCCGTGCGGCTCATGGTGCCGTAGTACCAGATGTCTTCTAAATAGTTGTACACCACGTACCTGTCAATTGCCGTGGAATTTGCAGAACAATAGAAGAACCAAACTTCGTTAAAACCCTCGCTCGTTGAAGCAAAGATCTGGTCTGCCTGAGAAATATTGATGTCGTTAAAAATGTAGCGCCGCAGGTCACAGCGCATGGTTTGGATGCGTCCGTCGTACTTATAGAACTTATCCACACCCATCCAATAAGACACGCCGTTGGCCACCGCCACCGCATTCGGCCCAACAATAGAGGTGTTGTCACCCAAAAGCTGAGATCCCCAGACATACGGCGGGCCAAGATACTGGAGCGAATACAAAGAAGCGTCCGTCCAGACCAGAATTTCCTGGCGAGTTTGCTGCACCGTGACGATCTTTGAGCCGTGCGACAGACGCACACTGCCTGCTTGATTGGTGGCCAAAGGCGTCCACTGAGCAGGATCTTCTTGATCAGACCAGCGAATCAGCATGGGATCAATGTCCGTGGCACCGTAGTCATTGCAGCCAAAGGTCATCACAAACCGGCTCGTGTCCGAGACCAAGATGTTGTTCTGCACCGTTGGCGCATCCGATGCTCCTCCCAAGGAGGATAAGGGAATACCCCTACTTGTGATGCTGTGCGTACCAGACCCGGCGCTGGAGGTGTTGATTGCAGTACCGCCGTAGGTTGCGGATAAATTAAACGATGTACCTGTGGAGTTAATCACGTAGTACGTTGTGCCGACAGTCAAGCCTGTGGGCAGCGATCCGGTAGACTGAAGCTGAATAGCCGTGCCGTCAGTCAAAGACACAACAGATGTAATGACCGCAGGACTGGCGTTTGTAATGCCTGTTAGCGTGCTGGCAAACAACCCAATGCTGGCGTTCCAGTAATAAATGTTGCCGCCACGAGGGCCGTAGATCAGGTCTTGGCCGTAGTTGTTCTGGCTCCACAAACGGATCAACTCCGTCGTCATGGCACCATTGCCCCAAGTTCCTAAGCCCCAGCCGCCAGCACCCCAGCCAACCAAAGGAATTGCAATCGCATTACCCACATTGACTTGGTAAGCCGCGTGAACTGCCGTGCCTCCACCACCGGAGACTGCCGTAGCAGCAGAAGCTAACGTGACCGTGTAAGTCGTGGAAGTCGGGACTGATGTGATTTGGTACTCGTTGTTTACATCCACCCCACCGACAGTTGAGGCGTTGCTGAACGTGACAAAATCACCAACTTTAAACCCGCCATTGGCATCCGTGACCGTCATCGTGGTCGTGCCGTTGGTCGTGAACGGGCCGTTTAAAGTGTAAGTAGCCCGCAGGGGCGTGTTGTCGTAATAAGCTCCACCGTTTTCAATGTAAAACTTCAGGTTGGTTCCGGTGCCGATCAGATTTAAACCGTCCAGCGTTACCCAGTTCCACAACGACCGACAGATACCCAGATAAGTTTGGTTGGAAACAGGCGACCAGCCGCCAATGACTTCAGGCGTACCAGACCGGAATCTAATCTTTTCGCACTCATACCAACCGCCTTCAGCAGTGTACCTTGTTCCTTCGCGCCATACTCCTGGTTTAAAAAGGTATTTTTTGAGCATGCTATTTACCTTTGTTTTCCCAATGCGCTTTTCTAGCGGCGCTCATTTTTGCTCTGGTTTCGTCAGATATATTTGCTTTAATTGCTTTTAATTTAGCAATAGTTTCTGGAGTATGTTTTCTTCCAGTTTGTACACGTCGTTGTGTTTCTTTTTGCTCTTCAGTAAGAGGTTTGCGTTTGGTTCCTAATTGTCTTGCAGTTACGGCAGCGCCAAAACCTTCTGGTCGTTTTTTACCTTTACCACTTTCACCTATCTTGCGTCGCCATTCTTCTGATAATGGGCCACGTTTTCTACCAAGTTTAGATTGACGGATCTTTTCCCTTGTCTCTTCAGAAATTGGTGGCTTTGTTGCATTCCACGCTTTGATCGCCGCAATCTGTTCTTCAGAGATCTTTTTGCCTTTATGAGTCTGGCTGATCTTGGCTCTGATCTCTGGTGTGTAAACGATGGCACCACCTGCATTCAAGTTATAGCACGGTACGTTTTGGTTGAACATAGCTTTGATGAGGGCTATTTCAAACGTCCGGCAGATGTCGTATGTATTCCTTGCCAGGACTTCTCTGGTAAAGTCGGCGGGGCGGGACTTGTAGGCTTTGAGCATGTGCTTGGACGAGCAGACGTAGCCGTCTTCAGAATGGCCTTTGTGCATCCCTACGTACAGCTTCTTTGTGCTGTGATCTGTCCAGCAGTACACAAATGAGTCCATGCCATCAACTCAAAAAAAGCGCCCGCTCATCACGGCGTCGGTTCTGGAGACCTTTGAGGATTTTCCCGCCAGCCATGCAATATTTGAGGAACTCTTCCGCAGCGCCCTCAGTATCGCCACGGAGCAGCTTCTGACGAAGCGTTGAACGCTGGAGTGTCCCAAGACCGAGGTTAAAACTAAAAGACACAAGAGCATCAAACTGACCTTGTGACAAGTTACTAGGACAGAACCGCTCAACACCGCGCTCAAAGCGGTCAAGATCGTGTCGTAGGATTCCATCGACTTCCTCCTGACTGTAGACCCTGTCGTCCTCTGGTTTTAGCATGACGCTATCGCGCTTGTCCAGCGGCAGCTTGGCCTGATCAGGATACATGACGTGGCCCACACCAATCGTCCAGAGCCGCGCCGGGCAGCGGTATGGCTTGTTTTTGACGCCTTCATGGTGTTTAACCATGTCAATGGCCAAGGGGCTGACGTTCATTTGCCAAACGCCCGACCACCGAAGTGGAAAGTGATTATCGCGGCGAACATGATGCGTGTATCTTCATCCCACAGCATCTCTGCCAAGTCCTTGAAGCTGGCCCCGGTGGTGTAGCCGTGGATAAAGATCAAAATGTCAATCAGCACCAGCAAGAAAAAGAAACCCAGCGTCAGGATAGAGCGCGTGGCAGCACGTAGGTTAGTGACCCACTGAGCCGCGCCCTTGCCGATTTCCTCGTCGTGCTTGTAGATGGCTTCCATCTCGGCTTGCTGCGCAGCAATCTTGGATTGAGTCACAGCGGTTGAGGTTTGCATTTCAATCTGTTGTGTGTGGATTTCCTCCACTCGCGCCTGCGCCTCAAACCCAGCTTTGCGCATCTCCAGCTCACGCTCAATCTGCATCCGGGCAAGATCAAGCTCGTGCTTTTTGTCTGCACGGTTTTGGAAGAACTCCAAGAATTTGGGAGTGCCAGACATCAAGAAGCTGATAAGCGTTGAAAGCAGTGTCAGCATTACTTCCTCCCCATCTTTTCATGTTCTTCAAGCAGCCTTACCTTGACCTGAAGCTCATTGATATGCTGCATCAATTGTTCTTTCATAACAGCACGTCGCTCGGAGCTAATTGGGCTGTCGGTTGGAATGCCCTCTTTTGTGATCAGCGCAGGCATATTGCCTTCAATCTTGGTCAGCCGTTCAGAAAAAGAGTTGACCTGCCCCAACAGCCACGCAAGAGACATGACCACGATAGGGATGACTGCTTTGAGTACGTCTGACCAGTTCATGATTTGACGCCCTTTTTAATCACGAGCCACCTGCCAGACAAAACTCAGGATCACAAATAAAAGCGCACCGATGATGAAAACAACTGTCAGCACGTCAGCAATCTGTTTTGCTTCTTTCTTCCTACGCGCTTCCCGAGCTTTCTCAGCCCGAGCCTCTTCTATCTCTGCCCGGTGTGCTTCTGCAACTCTGGCTTCAATCTTTGACCAGACGTCAGCGTTGCCGCTATAGATGAACAGGTTTTTCAGCTCTGCCTCAAACTGCTCCTGTTGCATCAACTCCATTTCAATCTGCACAGCCTGCGCCATGCTGGAGCCGCCTGATTTTTTGGCGTGTGCTACGGCCTTCGCCGTCTCATGTTTGGCTTCAAAAAACTTGCCCACAAGAGGGCCGAGAGACCTGACATCATCAACGGTTGACTTCGCCTTCTTAATCAGCGCAACGGCAGACTGAACAGCAGCGAATGCAGTTACTGGATCAATCATGGCGAAGTCAACACGGGAATTAGTCGTTCAAGCCTACGGGTTCAGCTTCTGCCTTTGGCTCGGGCATCGGCACTTGAGGGATCGCCTGTGCTTGAATCTCCTGAACGATGGGGAACACTTCTTGGTACGGGCGGGTGCCCAGGTACTGCAAAATGCCATTCACGAGGTTCAGGCTCAGTTCAATCTTCTTGTCTTCCATTTGGAACTCCTTGACGCACCACTTAAATGGGGAAGTGGCGTAACCCCTTATGCTGCCCAAGGCAATTTTGGTTGCACGATGGGAGGATTGATCTGGTTTTGGATTTGTTGTTCCACTGCGGCTTCCGTCGCGGCTTGATCCACACCGTTGGCCCAGCACCAGCCAAGTACCATCTGCTCAGTCAACGAGGCATAGGGCACAAATGACGGCCCCTGCACCACCGGGAAAGAACAAGCGGAGTAAACGCGACCAGTGTATTCACCGTCCACGCCAACACATTGCCAATGTGCTGTGACCACATAATCTGCACCTTCAGCAGTTTGAGGGATGCAGTCAAGGGAAGTAATTTGCCATGAAATTTGAGTGCTCATTTTCAGTTTCCTTTTAAGCTATGCCCGCTGCCGCGAGGCGTTTACGAAGAGATTGAATCTCAGCCACCAAGTCAGCAATGACTTCAGAGGTGCTGGCCTGCATGGATTGATAGACAGGATTGCCTTCAGCATCCACAGCGTCTTTCTCGCCTGTCACACTGTCTGGATAGACTTCTTGAAACTTGTCCGCAAAGAATCCGCGAGCGCGTTTGCCACTAGCTTTCCAATCAAACTCAACAGGCTGCAATGCGTCGATACGCTCACCAGCACCTGTTACTGCGCCAACAAGCGTCTTGAGACGGTAATCGGATGAGGTGTTGTACGCGGTATTTGTGCCGTCAGTTGTGATGCTTCCGCGAGATGTTGCTCCTGCATCATCGCGAAATTCGAAATGAAACCTTGTTCCAGACGTTGCAGAGTTCCATGAATTGTAGACAGATGTTCCTGCCGCTGTAGATTTTGCAAGAACAATAGCCGTGGCGTAATCGTTTGACCCAACACAAAATGCACCCCCACTGGTAATGCGGGCGCGTTCGGTGTTGCCTGTATAAAAGGCAATCGGGTAGCTATTGATGCTTCCTATCTTTGCAGCAGAAAGAGTGTGGTCAAGACCAAAGATGACGGTGTTTGTCCCATCACTTGCTTCATAGAAGTTATAAACACCAGCACCACGATTTAAATACACGCCACCGTCATACCCACCTGTTGCACTGGAACCAACGGCCAAGGTTGTGCCGGGAGATGTATTGGCAACGGCAAGTTTCCCCGCCGCCGTCAGCGTCATCGCCTGCGTGAAGGAGATGGTGTTTCCTGCTGTGCCGGAGGGGGCGGTGAACCATACATGCGCACCAGCTTGTTGGCTATATTTTGTTGCTAAACCAGTGCCAATGTACTTGTAACCACCGTTGTAATAAGCGTTGGCGTCAATCTCACCATATTGGTTATTGAACGCAACAGTCCCACCAGAAGCAAGTTGTAAAACAGCTCCAACACCACTCCACGCACTCGGCGTGACCCCGAGGCCGAGGTTGCCACTGCTGTCTATACGGGCGCGTTCGTTATATGCAGAAGTTCCTGTGTAGAACGCAAGAACACCAGACGCCCCATTGATGGCTACATTGTTTCCGCTGTTTGTCCATTGGAACGATGTGCCGTTGGTGACAAGGCTGATGTTTCCGCTGACGTTGACATTTCCTGCACCGGGATCAGAAGTATTACCAAGCGATAGACCACCAGACGCAAATAAGGTCATCGCCTGCGTGAAGGTAATAGCGTTTCCTGCTGTGCCGGAGGCTGCTCTTGACCAAATATGTTGACCAGTTGAGTCAATGTAATAGTTGGCCGCAGCAGCAGTAGAAGCATACTTCCATCCGCCGTTGTAATAGCAGTTTCTTATGAGATAAGTGTCTGGTGAACACCAAACACCATTTCCAACCGCCGACATTTCAAATGCTTTACCTGCACTCCAAGCACTCGGCGTCACCCCTAGGCCGAGGTTGCCGGAGGAGTCGAGGCGCATACGCTCGGTAGCGTTCGTGCCAAACACAAGCGGAACACTGTTGGACGACCCAATCCCAACTACTCCACTCGCAAAAACACTCGACCCAAACAAACCAATGTTTGTGCCATCAGTTGTACGAAATAGATTGTTTGCCCGAACTTCACCTACAACATCCAACTTATACGCAGGCGAACTCGTCCCAATCCCGAGGTTGCCGGAGGAGTCGAGGCGCATTTGTTCTGACGATGTGATTTGCCACACATAATTGCCGGGGGTGGCATTCGGCAAATCAAAAGTCATCTGCGGCGCAGACGCACCGTAACCACCTGAAATCGTCCCGTAGTTTGTCGAA